ATTTCGCATAATAGGCCCAGCCTGCTACCACCAAGGCCATGCCGGCCCATTGGTAATCGACGAACAACGGTGCTGGCGCAACACACAGCGTCAGGAGCAGCCAGCGGCCGCGCTGGATCGCCCAGACCGCAGCCGCGGCCAGAGCGAATGCGAGAAGGACGTTAACGGGCACCCAGTAGCCGAACGCCCATGCGTGGAACGGTTGTGCGAGCAACCCCCAGACGCAGAGCCTGCGCACCGACTTGGCTACATCGGCACCAGGCTGCGCCAGGTTGTAGGCCATCACCAGCGCGAACAGCGGGAACGCGATCCGCCCAAGCTCAGACAAAACCGGCACGTAGCCGTCGTAGAAGACCTTCGCCACATGGTCGAATGTCATGCAGACCAGGGCGATCCATTTCAGTAATTCGCGTGCGCTACTGCTCATCACAGATCCCTCGTTGTGGGTCCGGTGTACGTGGTGATCTGAAACGCAGGGGATTCCGGAAAAGTGCCAAGCGAGCGAGTAGCCTTCTGGACGGACGATGAAACCGCCCCACTCTGCTGAGGCGCCTGAGGCTTAGGCTGTGCGGCCTCGGCGACGACTGGCGCCTGCTGGCCCTGTGACGGACTATGCGGCGGCTTGTACGGGTTGTACGGCTCGCCCCACCGTGCAATGTCGCGGCACACGTCATCGCGCATGAGGACCCGCGTGTTTTGCTCGGTGACACATCGGCAGCTGTTCTCGCTGGACATGCAATACATGTGCGGATCGGATACCACAGGACGATCAACGTAAGCAGGTGCCGACCACGGCACATCGGCAACCAAGGGAACGAGCTGACCGACGTAGTCTTCTGCACTGGTGACCTTCGGACGCGAAGCTGCACCAGCAGACGCAGTGCCCGCCAGCGACGGCCCCGAGGGGGCCGTCTTATTGGCGGGCGCAGCGTCTGCTTTCTTGGCAAACATGGTGTCTTGATACACGACGTACCACGCACCGCCAGCGAGCAACGCAGCGACAGGAAGGATCATCAATGCCTTTTTGACCAGGGCCGGCATCTGATACTTCATCGTGTGGACCTGCGCCGACTTGTAGAACTTGAAACACTCTGTTGGCTGTTTCCACACTTCGTAGTCGTACAACTTTTTGATGCGCGGCAACGGCGAGCGCACCTCTTCGATGATCTGGCTGTTGCGGAAAATGAATGTCTTCTGCTTGCCGCTCTGACGCAGCAGATGTTCGTGATAGCCGACCAGGCCGCGCAGGTAGGTGTCGAGGTAGTTGGGCTGCTGTGTGGCGAGAACGAGGCGCACACCATCGTGGCGAATCTTGGACATTGCCTTGATCGTCTCCACAGGATCACCGCCACGTCGGGCAGGGAAAAACTCTTGCGCCTCATCGACGAAAAGAATGGATTCTGGCGGAAGCTCCTGCCACTTGTGCGGGTCAGCCCATGGCGTTGTGCCAGGAACCGCAATGCCGTCGATGTTGCACACGTAGACGTGCGCACCCTTGTCCATGAGATAGCGAATTGCCTGGATGATGCGCAGACTCTTGCCGGAGCCAGGCAAACCGGTCAGCAGGGAAATAGAGGCGGTGTCGCCGATCATGTGGCTTGGTTCCTACGTTGTATGAAGATGCGCTCCGCGCCGCGAATGCCGTAAGCGCTGAGAATGATCGACACGCCAGCGTCGATACCCAATGCATGCACCCATGAGGCAATGCCCGCCGGCACAGCCGACCACGCATTTTGCGCGTATTCGATAATTGGGTTGTAGATGAAATGCTGCGCGGCGAAGCCGAGGCCGAGCGCTGACAGCAACCGGCCCAGCCAGATAGCGGCCTTGAGCTTGACCAGCTTGTGAACCGCATCGGCGGCGTTCTCGAAAAAATTGTTCGCGAAATCGCGGGCCCAATCGAACATTAGATGTTCCTCCCAACCACGAACATCGCAATCACTGTGCACATCGCGATGATGACCATCTTGACGGCAGCGATCGCGTCGAAAAATCCAGTCGGTACGGTCCAGCGTTGACCTTCGATCTCAACATCAGGCAGCAGGCCGCCCGTACCGCTACCACCGACGTTGACCAAATCTTGGCGCAACTTCAAACCGCTACCGGCAGACTCACCGGCCCAGATACCTTCAACAACGCCAGCATCATCGGCATTGGTAATGCCAGCAGCACGCACTGCCATGCCCTGCCCCAAAGCTTGCATCGCACAGCGGTGCTTCCACTGCTGCAACACTTGCGCATAGGCCTCCGCCTTGCACGACGTGCCCGCACACACTGGCACGTCTGAGTCAGCACACCCGTCACCCTTGGTTATCTCGTTACCATGCGTGTTGCACTCAATTTTCCACGTGAATTTCAGCTGCAAGCACTTCAAGGTGTCACCAACGCAGATGGGCGGCGTAGTGCAATTGCCGCTGTCTGTCGCACTGTCCTTGCTGTCATCGTCGTTCTTGCCTGTGCCGCTACTGCTTCCATTTCCCGACGAGTTGCCAGAACCGTCACCACTATTGTCGCCAGTGCCATTCTTCGCTGTACCAGAAGGCACGGTGGTGTAATTGGTGACGTTATAAGTGGTGCATGTGTTGTTGACGCACGTGGTCTGCTGATGGCCTTCCTTACGCTGCCAGTCGCCATCCGGCGGAGGAATCGGAGGAGGTGTTACCGGGTCGCCCTTAGGCGTCTTGCTCTGCGCTTCGGTGGAATCGGTTTTCTTGCCCGTCTCAGCGGGTTTCCAGCAGAACGTCTTGCCGGATGACGCAGTGGCGCAATAGTCGCCGTTCGGCTTCATGCACCCCGTCTGACCCGACCCCAATGCGGTGCATTCCGGCGCTTTTTCCTTGGTTGCGTCGTCCTTCTCGTCCTGCAACTGGCCAATGTCGTTTGTCGGCTTTGTAGGCGTACAGATCGACCCGTTGTAGGTGCGATCCTTCATGCCATACGTCTTGACACCGCCATTGTCGCCGCTGAATGAAGTTCCTTGAACCTGACATCCCGAAATACAACTGGGTGGGGGTGTGTACCAGGGTGCCGCATCCGCCAGCTTCTTTGAGTTACGAGATGCACAGGTTTCCTGCTCGTCGTAGCTGTAGTCACCGCATGTGTCGATAGACCACGGAGACGCGCCGACATAAGGAATCGCTTCATATTGGCAGGTGTATTGAAACGGCCTGATCGAAGGACACGAAGGATTACGCCGCATGTCAGGATTTTTCGCGACCATATCGCTAGCGAACTTCATGCAGAGCGAGTAGGCCTCGCCCTGGTCAACAGCCGCGTGCGCACTCCCACTGCACAATTGCAGCAGTAGGCCGAAGCAGGCCGCAACTACCACGTAGGCAATTCGGCGAACGACCGCACGTGCAAAATATCCGCCAAGCCCGCGCATCAGTTCCAGCCCGTGGCGCACACGTGTGCAGCGTGCATTAGAAAAGCCAAGACAATTAGACCTTCCATCGCGTCCTCCCCAATTGAAAAAGGGAGGGTTTCCCCTCCCCTGCTATGCCGCTGATTGGCTCACTTGCCGCCGATCAGGCCCAATGCGCGAAGCGTCCAGCGACCGAGTGCAAACGCGGCCAGGATGGTGACACCCACAGCGGTGTAGGTAACGACCTTCGCAACGATGGCGCCGCCGTCGAAATCGCCACCACCGCCACCGCCACCGGAGGCGAAGGCGAAACCGGGCATGGCCATCAACGCAGTGCTACCGACGATTGCGGCGGTCTTGGCGTTGCTGACCGCCGACTTGGCCTTGGTGACAACGGTCGAAATGTTCTTGTTCATTGATGCTATTCCTCTATGGATTTTGGGTTGAGCAGCCCTTTAATGACTGCCAGGGTCATCAGGCCGATGAAGTAAGCTCCACCCACCATCGCGGCCTGTTCAATGGTGGGTAGTGGTGTCGTCCAGTCGCTTTGGTCAATCCACGCTTGGACCTCGCATTGATGCGTTGAATCGTTGTATTGCGTGCAGGTCAGGACCTTCGCCATTGCCTAGCCTCCCTGCCCGCCTGCGTTACGCTGCCTGCCGCTGTGCAGGCTTGCCGGCCTGCGGATCGACCAGCGTCATGCGCCGCGCCAGTTCGACACCGAAACGGCCCGGCACCAGATCGGTGACCAAATCCCATTCCTTCACAGTGCCGACTGCATAGCCCTTGTCCGGACCATCGCATTCGACTTCGATTTGGATGCGCATCGGCTCGGTTTCGAGCGTGGCGCGCTGGCTGTAAATCGGCTTGGGCATGCCCTTCGAGGTGGTGACGGTGCGGGTTTCGACGGCGCTGTTGATCGTGATCTTCGGTGCGTTGCTCATGGTCTTCGTTCTCTCTGTTGGTTGGGCTTGCGTCGGTTGGGTTACTGCGAAATTCGGGCGGTACTGTGGGGTCAAGCTAAGGCCCCCCTTACCCCCCATGCAGGGGGTGCGGTGAGGCTTAGCCGGAAACCAAAGTGGGCTGCTTGCAGCGTCGCACCCGGGGCAGACTTGTTTCGGTGTCATGCCGACCTGCCGCTTTAGTGCGCCTGCGAGCGAAGGCGGGTCTTCAGGGGTGGATTCCTGACGTTGCCGTGCTGGTTGCGCGTAGGCGAACCGCGTGCGGCTTCGGTGCCTCCCAGACCGGGGGCGGTACTGCATGTCCCGGTGAGCGATCACCGGCGGTTTCTTTGACCAGTCCGTAGGGGCGCTGCCCCTACACCCCGGTCCAGTGATTCGATGCTCCCCTTGCGCGTTGTTTGCTCGAACTCGGCTTGCACCGGTCGGCGGGTGTAGTCGATCGGTGGTGGAATCCAGGCGCCGAAGTTCTTCGACACGTCCACCACTCCCCCTTTCGTTACGTACTTCGACACGTAGCCGGTGATATCGAGCTGACTGCGTGGTGCCTCTATGCGATTACGTCCGAATTCCTTGAACCAAAACTCATGCCAGTGGTAGCGGCTCATGAGCCGGTTTAAGTCATCGGTAGGTGCAGCTGTAACGGCGTGGAAATGCAATCTGCCGTCTTTGTGGAACTCTTGCCCCCTGGCCCACTGGATACCGCCTTTTGCATACGGAGTGGTTGACCATCGGGGAGAATAAATCTCGCGGTTGATGCAGCTGACGAAATATCGGAACGCTTTATCAGCCTTTTCCGGATGGACACCACCGGTTCGGCCGGCTTCTTCAACTCGAAATGTGAGGGTCCAGAACTGTTGCCACGGAATCCGCTGTAAGAGCTCCGCATAGCCACCTGCTTCGAGATCAGCACGCCGCAATCGATGCAGACCGTCAACTTCGCATCCCACGCATTCAACGTCTGAAACTGCGCTCCCCCGCACTGATAGCAGGGGCTGTTCGGGTAATGGGCTAGCCTGGACGGCTGCGTCTTCATGGCTCATCGCCCTGCCCCGAGCCTACCCATCTGATGCGTTCCTCGATCAGTCGGTCTAGCTCGGCGCGTTCGTCGTCGGTTTCGGCTATCTTTTTCAGCTCGATCAACTGCCAGAATCTCAGGTCGCCCGAATTCATGCGCGGGCCTCGCGTAATGCCTTGCACTCGGCAAGGTGTTCCTTAGCAATAGCCTTTATTTCGCGCCAGAATTTTAAAGAGGGCGCGCGGCGGGTTGGGAATAAATCGCGTTGAATAAGCTTTGATTCAACGTAGTCGAGCGCAATGCGTGCGCCGCGTTCGGTATCAGTTGGCCGTGCCATTACGCAGCCTCCGCGACGGTTACACCACGGACGCGGAAATCGCGGGCTACATCGGCATGCTTAAAGCCCTGAGCAACGAGGCCCGCTATGCAGTTGGCGGCGTCATCACGCGCTGCATTGCGAGTAGCGTGGACTGCGATCACCACCCAACGGCGGAACGCGCGGTACTGAACCTGATATTCCATGGTGTTGCCCCCTGCCCGGTGCCCGGTAGAACCCGCCCAACCGGCACCGGGCGGGGCCGGCGGGTGGGCTGCATACCCTTCGGAATGCACTTGCACTGTAGCCTAAAAGGTATGCACTGCATACCTTTTGGAGAGCGAAAATGCACGTAGACACGCTGGTAGAACTTGCCATTCAGCGTTCATTAAGGGGAAGCTTAAGGGGACTTGCCGAGCAGATGGGAATATCGAGCGGTGCGCTCAGTCAATGGAAACTGGGCAACAAGCCAATCCCTGACGAACGCATCCAGCAGCTGGCGCGCATAGCTGGACAAGAGGCCGGGCCGTGGCTACTGCTAATCCACTCCGAACAGGATCAGGGAGACCTAGGACGAGAGTGGGCGAAGCTGTACAAGCGCCTAGGCATGGCGGCAATGGCGCTGGTGCTGTGCATCGGAGCAGCCCTACCCGGTCGGGCTGAAGCAGCTGCAATACGCGAAATGCATCACGCTTTCGCGGTCAATGCAGCGGACATAACGCTAACCGTCTATACATTATGCGAAATCGTGCTGTTGACGCTCCTGTGCGCCCTGGCGGCCTATCACTGCTGGTCCCTCCACAGGAAGCGGACTGGACAATGAAGCTAGACACCTACGATCGCGTAGACCTGACCGGCCCTTGGGCCGGTTTTGGTTTCCAGGGACACCGATTCTTCACACCAGAAGGCCGGGATATCGATCCGGTCGGGATGAGCTACTGGTCGCTGACATGCAACATTGCACGCGAATGGGCACTGATGATGGCGGAAGGACGTGAGAGCGTGTGGCACCCCCGGCCAGCCGAAGTGATCTACCTGCGCGACGTACTCCGGCGCAGGCGTGAAAAGCGGTTATCAGTTGAGAGTGGTCAGGGGGTAGCCGCCAGTGCCCGGCGCAGCCCGACTGGACGGGGGCGGCGGCGTCCACGGCGCGGGTAAGGCGTTATCCGTAGGGGCTATGCCCCTACACCCATGGTCACTTGCAAGCATCTTGCACTGCGTTGTCCCAATAGCTGGACAGTGCGAAGGAACGATGTACGCCGGCAGCCTCATAAGCTGCACGGCGACCTTCCTTCGCAACCTCGCATGCGTATCGGTCCTTGGAAGAACTGGCAGCGACATAACTACCAGAAGCAGCACGAGCGGGCACCGCATTGCGGACGCGAAGCTGAGCAGCGGTAGCGGCCAATCTTTGCCTCAATGCTGGATTGTCCGGGTCTGGCTGCGCAGCCCATTGCTTTGCGGCCGCGCCTGGGCACGGAGCCGACTGGTAAACAACTTGCTTACCGCTGACGCACTTAAAAACCTGTTGAGCGCTAACAGGACTGGAAGCAACAGCGAGAACAACGACGAGCGCACGAATATCCATATCCCCTCTCCTTAAAAACGGGATTCTACAAGCTCACATGTCAAGCGTGGTGGCCGGCGTGCTGGTGGTCGTGCTGTAGGCCTTGTTGTCCGGGAACGTGCCTTGCGTGCGCGGTCCGTACTCGATCACACCACCTCGTATCCGGTCGCGGTCAGCGCCGCCGCCGTCACTCCCTACGGTCGCAACGCCAGCAGCGCCGCCGCTCCCATCGGGGGCCATGTTGTAGAGCCGTGCGTCCTTCTCCCGAATCGGCGCGGTCCAGGGCCATGCGGTGGCCACCATGATGTGCTTGCCGGCTGAAAGCCGAACGCCATACGTGACCACGCTGACGCTGTAGCCCAGTGCGCGAAGCTGCGTCAGGTCGAGTTGCTCAATGACGTTGTTGCTGTCATCGATCCACTGCACCCACGCGCGATCCTGATCCCCTACCCGCGCACGCGCTGCCAGCCGGATACGGCCCTTGCCGGACAGCTCGGCGACGTAGCGCTGTTCCTGGGTGAGGTCCGCAAGCGGATCAGGCGGCGGCGGCTGAATCGGCACGCTCGGCGCGCCGTTGGCAAGCCCTGCCCCAACATGCGCAGGCTTAGTCGTCTGACTGGCCACTGCAACGGGCTTGCTGGGATCGGAGCGATCCTTGGTGAAGTAATGCACGAAGAAGTAAATACCGACACCACCAACAACGATGAAGATGGCGGCACGCACGGCCATCGCGGCCCACACGTTTTTGCCGCCCTCTTCGTACACCTCGGTGTTTTCCGCGCCCGGCGCGTAGCCGTCATACAACGGAAAGATGGCGGGGTCGTACTTGAGCGTCTGGCCGCCAACCTTCTCGAATTTGCCCGGTGAGGTAGTGTGGAAATAGGTGACGCGATACCGGCCTTTCATGCCGATGGCGGTCATCTTCTGGAACGTGTTTTTCTTCTCGATGCGGGCCTTGACCGCCGAGTGAAGGCGGTTGATCCACTGCGTCATAATCACCGCATCGCCGCCGTTCTGGCCGAGCAACGCCCAGAAGTTTTCCACGGCGGGCGCAAGCGGTTTGCGCTCGTTGACGTAGAACTCGTGGACCTCATCGATCACGACCAGCGCATCTTTAAACTCGTCCGGGATACACCACTTGCCCGACTCATCCTGCGTGCATGCGAACAGCTTCGCCACGTCCTTGGTATCGACCAGCACGAGCAGCTGCTGAACGTCGCTTTCCGCAATGCCCAGGTGCTTGGCTATGCGATCAAAGCGCAGACCATTGAGCCGTGCGAACACGCGCCGCCCCTTATTGAGCGCAGGGAGAATGTGATTCTTTACCGCGTCGTAGCTCTTGCCGGCGCGCGGCACACCTTCGTTGAAAACGAGCATGTCACCAAATCCCCACCGTCAAAATACGACGCAACAGATAGAACACCATGGCAGCGCCGATCATCACCAGCGCGGGCCCAATCTTGAACACATCCGCGAACCACAGGATCGTGCTGCCGGCGTTACCGAGCATGCCGCCGATGCTCTGGCCCTTCATGAAATCCGGCATGGGCAACAGCGTCAGCACGTAGAGAATCGCCGACAGCGACTGTTCCAGCCACATCACGAAGAGATCACCGACGAAATCAACAACCGCTTGCCACACCAGTTTGACGGCACGCCAGAGCCATGCAGTCAAATCGTTGAACCACCCTGCTTGCATGTCGTCGTCCTCAGGTCACAGCAATGCGGAGCGCGGCGTAGGCAGCAATCGCCAGGATCACCCAGCCCGCCGCACGCAAAAACGCCAGGAAATCGCCGCCGCAGTGAAAATTGATGGTCATGGCGTTCCACCACTTCGACGCGCCCAACGAGAACACCGGGCACGATCCACCAGACGGAACGGTCATGAAATCCTTGATGCCGCCCACGATAGGTGTAGCACGCACCTGTGTATTGAATTTGGTCAGCACAGACTCAACGGTCTTGCCGCTTTTCTTGTAAAGCTCGGACATGGGTGCACCCTGCCCACCTTCCTCACCATCACCATCGCCGCCACCATCACCGTCTGAGCCACCATCACCGCCACCGTCTGAACCACCATCGCTACCGCCGTCGCTACCGCCGTCGCCGCCACCATCACCGTCTGAGCCACCATCACCGCCACCGTCTGAACCACCATCGCTACCACCATCGCTACCGCCGTCGCTACCGCCGTCGCTGCCACCATCACCGTCTGAGCCACCATCACCACCATCACCACCGTCATCGCCACCATCGTCGGAATCGACAATAGGCGGCGCAGCATCGTCAGTGGTGCAAGTCGCACCACTCGGCGAATAGCTATAGCCCTTCGGGTTGCTGGGATCGACGGCATAGACGTAGTAGCAACCGTCATTGCACACATCTGACGGTGCAGGTGCAGTCGGGTTGGTCCAGCCATTCTCGATAGGCTTACCGGGGCACAGATTATCGAATGCGAAATCGCCGCACGTCTGAATGCCGACCGGGCCCTGATAGTACGCAGCGACCTCGTACTGACACTGATAAAAGTCGCCGCCACCAGGCGCGGTTTTTGCAACACACGAACCGGCCTTTGTGACCAAGTTTGTATCCTTTGGCACATGCTTGGACGCATCTTGCATACATGCTGCATATGCCTCAGCAGCCGTAGGGGCTGCGCGCAACTCTCCCGTGCACATGAGAGCAAACAACGCGATAAACGACACGATCCACAAGCGAAACATCATGGTACGTCCAACCCCTTGACGCCAGCCCATCCACACAGTGCACCCATGAATCCACAGAACAACAGAACGATCATCGCCCTACCCCTGAAAGAGAGAGGGCGACACCGAAGCGCCGCCCTGCCCTCACCACCATTAGCCGAAGAAGCTTGCAACCTTCTTGGCACCCCACTTGGTGAAGCCCACCAAGGCAATGATTGCAGCCGCTGCGATCATCGCGGTTGCAGCCTCAGCACCGCTCACGCCAGTCAGAATGTCACCCATGTTGTCTCTCCTATTTCATTGATTGATTGATTTACCGGTCGTTGAACATGCCCGCGACGCTGCCGGCGAGGCGTCCCAGGACGAACCACACGATCACAAGACCGCAGCAGCCGGTGGACCACGCTACGGCGTCCTCCTTGCTGGGCATTGCGAACGCTTCTTGCACCAGCGCATAAACGCTGTATTCGCTACCAGTGACCAGCACGTAACCGCTGCACTCGCCAACCGATTGACCGGTGGGCACCAACGTGCCATCCGCTTGCAGGACTACGCACGTCGCCATGGGTTAGGCCGCTGCCCGTGCCGGGGCGGTGGACTTAAGCGACGTATACTTACTGATCGAAACGACGCCTTTGTTGACCTGCAACATCTTTTCCATGTCCAGGGTGTAGACACCGAGCGGATACGGCTTCTGCCCGTCTTCCAGGCGCACATCGAAGGGATAGGAGAAACCGCCCACTTCCAGCTTGGCGCGCTGCTTGCGGGTGTTGTAGCTACGGTCCTCGCCCTTGTCGTCCTTGAACGTGCCACCACGCTCATCGACTTCGGCATTCAAAACGGTGACTTTGATATCGCTCATGGTGTAACCCCTTCTATGGTTCGGTTGACGCCGGCAATTTCCGGCCAATGGTCTGCTGCTTCCTGTGTTGCCCACGCCGGCAGCTTGTTCGACGTGCAGGTGTTGATAACGGCAAACAACGCCTCGGGCGTTTTGCATTGCCGCACGATGAAATTGAGGGTCGCGCCGTACTGGCGTTTGACGTTGCGGCGTGCACTTTTCCAGGTGGCATCGATGGCGGCTTTCGTGATTTCGATACGCGTTGCCACACAGCGCAGGAAGCGCAGGACCGGATACGCGCCGAGCAAATAGCCAGCTGGGTCACGCAGCATGTCTAGTGGTAGCTCCTTGCGCACAGAGGCGCGGAATTGGCCCTCGTAGCGCACCCACGGCGATTCCTTGTCGCCCTGCTCCCTGCCCTTCTCATACACACGCAGCTGCTTTTCAGCCTTCTTGCTACCGACATACAGCGTCTTGCCGTCGCCGCTGTCGTAGTCATCGATCAGCTGCGCCTTGGGGCGCTGCCCACGGTTGTCGAAGTCGCCAGAGGCGTACCACGTTTGTGCAAGCCGGATCGGATAAGCCCCAATGAGGTCATCAGCGGCGATATCGCACCGGGTCAATCTGCCTGCGCAGCTTTCAAGCTTCGCTTGAAGCTCCAGCCACCGCTTCGCATGGCCGCAGCGCGCTGCGCTCACCATGGCGCACCCGGTACCAGTCAACTCAACACGCGCGGTGTAGGTGCCATCGGCACGGCGGCAGTTATCGCCACCGAGTTCGATCAGGCCGACATGCTTGCCATCGCGATCAAGGACCCGCACCCGCCATGCGTAGAAGCGCCCTGGGCCTGCCTGGGTGTCCAATTCCATACCGAGGCCGGCGAAGAAGAACGTAAACACGTGGAGGGCAATCACGCGCGCATTGGCGGCGTCGGCTTCCATCCACTGGCGCACCTCTTCGGCATCGTCACGGTCGAGATAGCCGACCTCGCGCAGAACAGCGAACAAATCAACAGAGGCCGAAAACCAGTCAATGACGACCGTTAGGGTTCCATCGGCATTCCTGAACTCACTGCATCCCCTGTTAGACGAGGGGATGCCCGCTTCCCGCGATCCGTCAGCCATGCGCGTAGAACTCCACAACAGCGGTTTCACACGCCTGAGCAGCACGGCGCGAGGCGTACTCGCTCTGCTCCACCAACAAGCCGGCAACGCGCACGGTCAGGCGGAAGCGCCGAGTGCGGCGACCACGGATGACGGTGTGATAGGTATCGATGTGCGAAACGACAGAGGCGCTCATGGAGTGAGCTCCATTTGGCAATCGGCGCTGGAAACAATCGCGCGGCGCTGACTCAGCGGCGCACCATGCTCCAAGACGCTTTCGATGATGAAGACCTGTTCGCGGTGTGCGCGCAGCGCAGCTTCAGCGCGACGATCCAGAATCCAGGCGACCAATCGGGCGAGGCCGACGATCACGGTCAGCGCGGAAGCGCCGAGCAATGCAAGTGTGTTGGTGTCCATGAAGCCCCTATCCCCTGCCACTTGACGCGGACCCCGGAGGGGAGCCGGGGGTGCGCGGTGTATGCAATTTTGCAAACACGGGACATGTATATTGTTCGCAAAACAGTCTGTCAACGGAATCGCATACATGCCGAGCGCGAACGAACTACTTGATCGGGCCAGAACGGGCGCAAAACTCCCGTCAGACAATGCTTTAGCTCAACGGCTGGGGGTGACAAGGGCCGTGATTAGCAACTGGCGGAAAGGGAGAAATCCGATGCCAGATGAACGGATTGCGCAAATATGTGCGCTGGCAAAGCTGGACGGCGGCGAGTGGATGGCAAAAATTCACGCCGAAGCAGCTGCATCGCCGGCTGAAAAAGCTCTATGGCGATCAGTGTTGGACAGGCTAAGCGCGGCCGCCGCGGTGGTCGCGCTGCTAGTCCTGGCGGTGCACACAGGGGCGCATGAGGCGCTGCTGGTGGCCCTCTCCCCTGTCGCAATAACGCCAACCTTCTATACATTATGCGAAATAGGGTCTGGGCCGCGCTGAAGATGCGAGCGCGCCTTGTCTGGCTGTGGATCACCTCGTTGCTACCGTCTAGAGCCCCCACCGATACGGAAATCGCAGCGTGATCGACACCTACGACCGCGTAGACCTTGCCGGCCCGTGGGCCGGTTTTGGTTTCCAGGGCCACCACTTCTTTACGCCTGAGGGCAAGACAATAGAGCCGTGCGATATGCGGTTCTGGTCGCTAACCTGCTGCATCGCACGCGAATGGTCGTTGCTGATGGCCACCGAACGGCAGTGCCGGCGCGACGTGCCGGAAACGCCTACTGCCACAAGGGTTCCGGGCAGTCGTATTTCTGCAGGCAACAACGTGATCTACCTACGGGATGTGCTGCTGAAACGCCGGCAGCGCAGCCAGGAGCGCGAGCAGGAACAGGTGACCGACGTAGTACCCGTAGAACGCCACACGCGTGCGAGGAACGACCAAGCCGCGCGAGGTGGCCATCTCACCGAGGGCAATCACCGGGACCGCCAAAACGGCCCACAGGCTAGCGTTGAACCAACAGAGAGCTGCGAGCGCCAGGACGACCGGCCAAGGCGAACGCACCAATTTCGCATAATAGGCCCAGCCTGCTACCACCAAGGCCATGCCGGCCCATTGGTAATCGACGAACAACGGCGCTGGCGCCGCACACAGGGTCAACAGCAGCCAGCGGCCGCGCTGGATCGACCAAACGGCAGCAGCGGCCAGCGCGAATGCGAGGAGCACGTTGACAGGCACCCAGTAGCCGAACGCCCATGCATGGAACGGTTGCGCGAGCAACCCCCAGACGCAGAGCCTGCGCACCGACTTGCCTACATCAGCACCAGGCTGAGCCAGGTTGTAGGCCATCACCAACGCAAACAGCGGGAACGCGATCCGCCCAAGCTCAGACAACACGGGCACATAACCGTCATAGAAAACCTTCGCCACGTGGTCGAAGGTCATGCAGACCAGCGCGATCCATTTCAGTAATTCGCGAGCGCTACTGCTCATCACAGATCCCTCGTTGTGGGTGCGGTGTACGTGGTGGTCTGGAAGGAAGGCGATTCCGGGAACGTGCCAAGCGAGCGGGTAGCCTTCTGCACCGATGACGAGACCGCCCCACTCTGCTGCGGCGCCTGGGGCTTGCCCTGTGGTGACTCTGCGACGACTGGCGCTTGTTGCGCCTGTGCGGAGTTGTGCGGGGGCTTGTACGGGTTATACGGCTCGCCCCAACGTGCGATATCGCGGCACACGTCGTCACGCATGACAACGCGGGAATTCTGCTCAGTGACACAGCGGCAGCTGTTGTCCGTTGCCATGCAATACACATGCGGATCGGAGACCACGGGGCGATCAACGTAAGCAGGTGCCGACCACGGCACATCGGCAACGAGCGGCACCAGCTGGCCGACGTACTGTTCAGCGGTAGTGACCTTAGGTGCTGCACCAGCAGACGCAGTGCCCGCCAGCGACGGCCCCACAGGGGCCGTCTTATTGGCGGGCGCAGCGTCTGCCTTCTTCGCAAACATTGTGTCTTGATAAACCACGTACCACGCACCGCACGCCAGCAACGCGGCAACCGGCAGGATCATCAGTGCCTTTTTCACCAGTGCCGGCATCTGGTACTTCATCGTGTGGACCTCAGCCGACTTGTAGAACTTGAAGCACTCTGTTGGCTGTTTCCAAACCTCGTAGTCGTAGAGCTTTTTGATGCGCGGCAACGGCGAACGCACCTCTTCGATGATCTGGCTATTGCGGAAGATAAATGTCTTCTGCTTGCCGCTCTGACGCAGCAGATGTTCGTGATAACCGACCAAGCCGCGCAGATAGGTGTCGAGGTAGTTCGGCTGCTGCGTGGCAAGCACCAAACGCACGCCGTCGTGTCGAATCGTCGACATCGCCTTGATCGTTTCGACCGGATCACCGCCCCGTCGTGCCGGGAAAAAGTGCTGCGCCTCGTCAACGAACAGAATGGAGCCAGCCGGTAGATCCTGCCACTTGTGCGGGTCCGCCCAAGGCGTCGTGCCCGACACCGAGATGCCGTCAATGTTGCAGACGTAGACGTGTGCACCCTTGTCCATGAGATAGCGAATCGCCTGGATAATGCGTAAGCTTTTGCCAGACCCTGGCAGGCCGGTCAGCAGTGAAATAGACGCGGTGTCGCCGATCATGTGGCTTGGTTCCTACGTTGAATAAACATGCGCTCAGCGCCGCGAATGCCGTATGCACTGAGAATGATCGACACCCCTGCATCAATGCCCAATGCGTGTACCCATGCAGCGATACCCGCAGGAACAGATGACCACGCGTTCTGCGCGTATTCGATAATTGGGTTGTAGATGAAATGCTGTGCGGCGAAGCCGAGACCGAGCGCCGAGAGCAGCCGACCAAGCCAGATCGCGGCCTTGAGCTTGACCAACTTGTGCAAAGCATCGGCGGCGTTCTCGAAAAAATTGTTCGCAAAATCGCGGGCCCAATCGAACATTAAATGTTCCTCCCAACCACGAACATCGCAATCACTGTGCACATCGCGATGATGACCATCTTGACGGCAGCGATCGCGTCGAAAAATCCAGTCGGTACGGTCCAGCGTTGACCTTCGATCTCAACATCAGGCAGCAGGCCGCCCGTACCGCTACCACCGACGTTGACCAAATCTTGGCGCAACTTCAAACCGCTACCGGCAGACTCACCGGCCCAGATACCTTCAACAACGCCAGCATCATCGGCATTGGTAATGCCAGCAGCACGCACTGCCATGCCCTGCCCCAAAGCTTCCATCGCACAGCGGTGCTTCCACTGCTGCAACACTTGCGCATAGGCCTCCGCCTTGCACGACGTGCCCGCACACACTGGCACGTCTGAGTCAGCACACCCGTCACCCTTGGTTATCTCGTTACCATGCGTGTTGCACTCAATTTTCCACGTGAATTTCAGCTGCAAGCACTTCAAGGTGTCACCAACGCAGATGGGCGGCGTAGTGCAATTGCCGCTGTCTGTCGCACTGTCCTTGCTGTCATCGTCGTTCTTGCCTGTGCCGCTACTGCTTCCATTTCCCGACGAGTTGCCAGAACCGTCACCACTATTGTCGCCAGTGCCATTCTTCGCTGTACCAGAAGGCACGGTGGTGTAATTGGTGACGTTATAAGTGGTGCATGTGTTGTTGACGCACGTGGTCTGCTGATGGCCTTCCTTACGCTGCCAGTCGCCATCCGGCGGAGGAATCGGAGGAGGTGTTACCGGGTCGCCCTTAGGCGTCTTGCTCTGCGCTTCGGTGGAATCGGTTTTCTTGCCCGTCTCAGCGGGTTTCCAGCAGAACGTCTTGCCGGATGACGCAGTGGCGCAATAGTCGCCGTTCGGCTTCATGCACCCCGTCTGACCCGACCCCAATGCGGTGCATTCCGGCGCTTTTTCCTTGGTTGCGTCGTCCTTCTCGTCCTGCAACTGGCCAATGTCGTTTGTCGGCTTTGTAGGCGTACAGATCGACCCGTTGTAGGTGCGATCCTTCATGCCATACGTCTTGACACCGCCATTGTCGCCGCTGAATGAAGTTCCTTGAACCTGACATCCCGAAATACAACTGGGTGGGGGTGTGTACCAGGGTGCCGCATCCGCCAGCTTCTTTGAGTTACGAGATGCACAGGTTTCCTGCTCGTCGTAGCTGTAGTCACCGCATGTGTCGATAGACCACGGAGACGCGCCGACATAAGGAATCGCTTCATATTGGCAGGTGTATTGAAACGGCCTGATCGAAGGACACGAAGGATTACGCCGCATGTCAGGATTTTTCGCGACCATATCGCTAGCGAACTTCATGCAGAGCGAGTAGGCCTCGCCCTGGTCAACAGCCGCGTGCGCACTCCCACTGCACAATTGCAGCAGTAGGCCGAAGCAGGCCGCAACTACCACGTAGGCAATTCGGCGAACGACCGCACGTGCAAAATATCCGCCAAGCCCGCGCATCAGTTCCAGCCCGTGGCGCACACGTGTGCAGCGTGCATTAGAAAAGCCAAGACAATTAGACCTTCCATCGCGTCCTCCCCAATTGAAAAAGGGAGGGTTTCCCCTCCCCTGCTATGCCGCTGATTGGCTCACTTGCCGCCGATCAGGCCCAATGCGCGAAGCGTCCAGCGACCGAGTGCACACGCGGCCAGGATGGTGACACCCACAGCGGTGTAGGTAACGACCTTCGCAACGATGGCGCCGCCGTCGAAATCGCCACCACCGCCACCGCCACCGGAGGCGAAGGCGAAACCGGGCATGGCCATCAACGCAGTGCTACCGACGATTGCGGCGGTCTTGGCGTTGCTGACCGCCGACTTGGCCTTGGTGACAACGGTCGAAATGTTCTTGTTCATTGATGCTATTCCTCTATGGATTTTGGGTTGAGCAGCCCTTTAATGACTGCCAGGGTCATCAGGCCGATGAAGTAAGCTCCACCCACCATCGCGGCCTGTTCAATGGTGGGTAGTGGTGTCGTCCAGTCGCTTTGGTCAATCCACGCTTGGACCTCGCATTGATGCGTTGAATCGTTGTATTGCGTGCAGGTCAGGACCTTCGCCATTGCCTAGCCTCCCTGCCCGCCTGCGTTACGCTGCCTGCCGCTGTGCAGGCTTGCCGGCCTGCGGATCGACCAGCGTCATGCGCCGCGCCAGTTCGACACCGAAACGACCCGGCACCAGATCGGTGACCAGATCCCATTCCTTCACCGTGCCGACCGGGTAGCCCTTGTCCGGACCATCGCATTCGACTTCGATCTGAATGCGCATCGCCTCAGTTTCGAGCGTGGCGCGCTGGCTGTAGATGGCTTTGGGCAAGCCCTTCGACGTGGTGACGGTGCGGGTTTCGACGGCGCTGTTGATGGTGATCTTCGGTGCGTTGCTCATGGTCTTCGTTCTCTCTGTTAGTTGGCTTGCGTCGGTTGGGTTACTGCGAAATTCGGGCGGTACTGTGGGGTCAAGCTAAGGCCCCCCCTACCCCCCCTGCGGGGGTGTCGGTGAGGCTTAGCCGTGACCGTGCGCGTAGGGTCTCCTTCTGCCGCTCGGGGCTGACTGTCACGGTGTCTGCCTACCGTCGCTTTAGGTCGCCTGCGTTCAAGGCGGGTCTCCAGGGATGGATTCCTGGCGTTGCCGTGCTGGTTGCGCGTAGGCGAACAGGCTGCGGCTTCGGTGCCTCCCAGACCGGGGGCGGTACTGCATGTCCCGGTGAGCGATCACCGGCGGTTTCGTTGACCAGGCCGTAGGGGCGCTGCCCCTACACCCCGGTCCAGTGACTCGATGCTGCCCTTGGGCGTTGTTTGCTCGAACTCGGCTTGCACCGGTCGGCGGCTGTAGTCGATTGGTGGTGGAATCCAGGCACCGAAGTTCTTGGAAACATCCACCACTCCCCCTTTCGTTACGTACTTCGACACGTAGCCGGTAATATCGAGCTGGCTGCGTGGTGCCTCTATGCGATTGCGTCCGAATTCCTTGAACCAAAACTCATGCCACTGGTAACGACTGATTTTTCGATTCAAATCATCGTCAGGTGCAGCTGTAACGGCGTGGAAGTGCAACCGCCCGTCTTTGTGGAACTCTTGCCCGCGTGCCCACTGGATGCCCCCGTGTGGACGCTTATGCCATTGCGATCCGTAGATGGATTTGTTGATACAACTTGCGAAATAGCGGAACGCTTTATCAGCCTTTTCCGGGTGGACACCACCGGTACGTCCGGCTTGTTCAACTCGAAATGTGAGCGTCCAGAATTGCTGCCACGGAATCCGCTGTAGGAGCTCCGCATAGCCACCTGCTTCGAGATCAGCACGCCGCAATCGGTGCAGACCGTCAACTTCGCATCCCACGCGTTCAACGTCTGAAACTGCGCTCCCCCGCACTGATAGCAGGGACTGTTCGGGTAATGGGCTAGCCTGGACGGCTGCGTCTTCATGGCTCATCGCCCTGCCCCGAGCCTACCCACCTGATGCGTTCCTCTATCAGTCGGTCTAGCTCGGCGCGTTCGTCGTCGGTTTCGGCTATCTTTTTCAGCTCGATCAGCTGCCAGAATCTCAAATCGCCCGGATTCATAAGAGCGCCTCCATGGCGTCTTCCTGCGTCGTCTCTCTCCAACCGTCAGCCGGCGCGGATATCACGGTGTCCAGCGATCCATCAGAATTGACGGTATACAAATGCACACGGCCGCCAGTCGCTTCACGTAGTGCCTTGCATTCAGCAAGGTGTTCCGTTGCAATCGCCTTTATTTCGCGCCAGAACTTTAAAGGCGGCGTGCGGCGAGACGGGAATAAATCGCGTTGAATAAGCTTTGATTCAACGTAGTCGAGCGCAATGCGTGCGCCGCGTTCGGTGTCGGTTGGCCGGGCCATCAGAACTCCCCCGGCGAAACAAATTGGAGGAAATAACCCAGCAATCCGACGCCAGTTACCAGAAGAAACACGGCTGCCACGGAAGCCCACGGCGATGCGAGATAGTGATAGGCAATGATCAACGCGGAGACCACAGCGGCAAACGCCCAGCAACCCGCGACGAACTTAAAGAAGTCTTTCATGGTGTTGTCCCCTGCCCGGTGCCCGGTAGAACCCGCCCAACCGGCACCGGGCGGGGCCGGGGGCGGACTGTCGCTATTTAGCGACAACTCTAAATGTACGCTTATTGGCGACAACTGTCTACCAAAAGGCACCAACAAATGTACATAAAAGCACTCGTCGGGCTTGCCGTTCAGCGTCTAGACAGGAAGAGTGTGCGTGCGCTTGCCGAGCGTATAGGCGTAACGCATAGCGTGCTTTACGAGTGGCGCGACGGGAAAAAACCTGTCCCCGACGAACGCATACAGCAGATAGCAAAGATCGCAGGGCAAGACCCCGGAGAATGGCTATTACTGATTCATTCTGAACAAGACCAGGGCGACCTGGGGAGAGTGTGGGCGAAGCTCTATAAGCGCCTGGGGATAACAGCAGCAGGAATATTATGCGCAATTGGGCTAACTGTTAACCCATTGATTGCGAAAGCAAAGGCGGCAGAAACGAAATCGGAAACGCGCGTAGTCTGTATATTATGTCTGGAACAGTTCTGTGGCTTCATAGTCGAGCCGCCTCCAACGCGGCCTTGAGTGTTACCGGTGGCTGCTGCCATCGGCAAGAATTGCCCATACGGGCATGACGAAACGGGTCAGCAGCCAGGTAGCCGCCCGGCCTGACCCGCACTCTTGCGCGGTTCCAACCGCTGATGAAGAAACGGCGCATCCATGCGCCATAACCGCAGGGGCAAGGCCCCTGCACCCGGTATGCAGCGAGACGATGCACACCGAGAACCAGGCCCACAGGATGACGTCGCTACGAGTCACGAGTGAGACCCGATGGACGACAGGCCGCCACCGCCCGCAGCACCGCTCGCGCCAGGTGCAGGCGCCGGCGGCGTGGTCCGGTCAGCGTATGCACGATGCCCGGAACTCAAACGACGCTCAGCGATAGCCAGCTCACGGCGATAGTAGGAAACGAACCGCTGACAGTCATCGACAACGGTTGCCATGGCAATTCGATCCTGCAATGAAACCGGACCCTCTGCGTTGCGTTCGGCTCGAATGTCTTGAGCTACGGAAAGCATCTGCTCAGACCGAGCCAGCGATGAACGCAGGTAGTCGATGGGTGTCTGACGCTTCATACAGCACCCCCAACGTTTCGTGACGCGTCATGATTTAGGTCCACTCGGGGTGGCAGTGCTTCGCCTTTTTGCCGCTGAAACACGGGCACGCCTCGTTGCGACCAACCCGCTTGCGAATCAATACCGGCTCGGCAGTTCGGTGAGGCACAGCGGACTGGGCCTTCGATCTGCGGGCCTTGGGAACAGCCTCTTCGAAGGCTTGAGCCTGCTTCATCGCGAACGGCAAGAAATTGCGAATAGCCAAGATCGCAGCCGCGTTGAGCGAGATTCCAAGACCATCCGCATAGACCTGAAGCCCCTCCTTCACGTCCGGCGGTAGCCGAAGGTTGAGCCGTTCCGTCTGTGTCTTCGACATGGTGCCACTTACTCGACTTTAGGTGCCAATTAGGTGCCATTATGGTGCCACTTTCCAGAATGGGCAACCCGCTGAAAGCCTTGTGCTGCAAGGAATCCACGCGGTGCGTGTCACTTGTTGAAGAATAGACAAGCCCAAGGCCCCGGCCGGCTTCGCCGGCCGAGGCCTGTTCAACTTCCTGTAGACGGCGCTGCAGCTGATCCCGCTCACGAAGCAGAGGCCCCATCATCTCGGCGCGGCGGAACAACAGAGAAAGCCAGTCGAGATCTGTGGCCCTAATCTCACGCCCCTCAGCGGTCACCAGGGCACCACGATGGTTGATGAAGCAGCTGGACCACTCGGGATGGATCAGAGAGCCGTGCCGATACACACGAAGGGGGCGTGTCCTAGATTTTGTGTAACCGGGCCACAGGCAGGAGACTGCCACCTAACCCGGAGACACCATGAGCCCACGCACACATGAGGTACCCGACGAGCTGCTTAGCAGCCTGTTGGTCAACTACA